AAGGACGCCATCGGGGACATCGTGGTGACGCTGATCATGGTGTGCGCGGTGCTCGATGTCGATCTGGTGTCGTGCCTCAAGGGTGCCTACAACGAAATCAAGGACCGCAAAGGACACCTGACAAAAGAAGGTGTGTTCATCAAAGAAGTGTGATACACTTGTTGCACACCAACCACCAAGGAGTAATCGTGATCCGTGAGACTATCGACTGGCTGAAAAGTGTGTACACAACCCCAAGCGCCGAGCAGCTTGCCCTGCGGGAACTGGAGGAGTCCAAGCGCAGGCTGCTGGAGGCCCAGAGCAGCCGTGAATACGCTGTGTCCATGTGCAGCTACTACGAGGCCAAGATCAAGCGCCTGACGGCCTATCTGCACACAGCAACGCAGGAGCAATCGTGAACACATGGCCCTTCCCTCCCCCGGGCGGGCCTGTTCCTTGGACACCCAAGCAGGAACGCGAGTACCAGCGCCAGCAACGCGACAAAATACCGGAGGCACCGTTTTGATTGACCCAAAGACCAAGCGCGTCACCATTCCGGTGAGCCGCGATATTGACCTGATCCGCGACCGTTTGCGCGGCGACACCGGCATCGACATGTCCTACGCGCAGATTTTCAACTTCCTGATCCACTTTTACGTGGAGCGGGCCAACGAACCCAAGAGCAAGTGGAAGTCGTTGTCATGAGGAAGCGCAGCAAGTACAGACCCAAGGGTGTGCGACTCGACACTATCGGGTACGTCATGGAGTCACTCAAGCCGGTCGCCAAGCACGAAAGCTACTTGCTGGACCTCAAGATCAAAAACAGCGAGGCAATGGTGGCGTTAATGCGCGGCGCAGCAACCAGAGCCGACATGGATATTTTGATCGCCATGTCCAACATAGTAGAAGCCCTGTACCAGCTTGGCTTTGGCTCAGAGTACAAAGACGTTGGGATTGACGGACGCGAGGCGCTGTTGCAAATTGTGCATCGTGCCGTCACCACCAAGCGGTTTGTGCCCACCGCCGAGCAGATCAAGGCGCTTCAGTTGCTCATGGAACTGCACGATGCCCAGATGGATGTCATCACCATCAAGGACATGGAACGGGCGCTGGAGTTTGCCAAGACCCAGTTCGCCAACAAACGCATGACAGTGTTGCCCAAGATCGAAGGAGTGACGACATGAACTGCTGTGATTACGATTGCCATCAGGGTCGTGACTGCCCGGTGCGCGGTGCCAAGGTTGCCAAGGTCGGTCAGCGGTATCCAAAGCATCCGCAGCCGTACCCGGATTCGATCTGGCGCAGACACCTCAAGGCGCTGGCCCGATTCTTTTTGCTGGGATTACTCGGCTGGTTTTTGTTCGGACTGATTCTGGCCGCGCTTGTCGTAAAGTGACCAAGCCACACCGGCCAGCGTTGCCACAGCGCCCACCACGGCTTCAAGAGCCGAGCCGGTGATACCGAAGCTGGCAAAAAAGCCGCCGCCGACCACAGTGAGAAGATGTCGCACGACAGCTTGAACGATCACGGGATTCATGGATATTCCTTTCGAGGGAGTTGAAAGTGGGGACCGTCTTTGAACGTGCGCCAGTCGCCACCCCACTCGATTGGCACACCGACTTGCTTGGCCGCTTCTTTCATGGCCGCAGCGATCTTATGGTACAGCGGCCACGACCAGTCAACCTGATCATCCACCCATGCACCCAGATCGACAGCGTAACCGGTGATGTGCCGACTGTTGAGGGTTTGACTGGCACCCGACTCCACCAGTGTGCGCTGGCGCTGGGGATCGCGGACACCTTCGAGAACGGTGAAGTCCACCGTGGTGATCTGGATGGCCCGCTCGACCACTTTGACCAGATCAGGATTAACGCCCTTGAGTCGTGATTTGGATCGAGCACTAAGGGTGTACATCTCAGCTACCTTTCCAATGACTGAACAAGAACCCGATGAAGCCCGACACCGCTGACGCCACGGTCATGCCGAACCACAGACCACCTTTACCCTTGTTGGCGAGTTCCAGAAGCTGCTCAAGCTGGCGCTCCATCTTGTCCACCTTTTTGTCCATGTCCTGCACCTTTTGCCACAGGACGCCGTATTTCACGGGGTCAATTTCACCACTCTCGAAAGCCATTTCACACTCCGTCATGATTTCCACGGCATTGTAATCAAAAATGCTTACCTTACAAACTCATTTTCGACATTACGCTCGGGGGCCAGCATGTTGACGCCGGTGGGGATCGTCATGCTGCGAATCGCCGCCGCAGCATCAGCAGCCGTCTGACCTCTGGTTTGATAACCCGGTGTGGCGTACAACTTCGACCCTTGTTTGAAATTTTCAGGATCACCGATCAGTTGCAACACACGGTTGCGCTCGGCAGCGGGCAGCGACTCCAGCAGGTTCGCAGCACCCTCGGGCGTCTTGAGCGATTCGGTCAAGGTCGCCATCGTCTTCTGACCAATCTTGTTTTCCAAGATGTTCAGCGCCTTGTTGGTCGTTGCGGCCACGGCGCTCAGGTACGACGGCAAACGGAACTTGCTCATGTTCTGGAGCAGCAGTTCCTTGAGCGCGGTCTGACCACCCTCGACTTGCGACTTGATGTTGGCGTTGCGCAACACCTTAGTTGCTTCGGACTGCAAGGTGCCCAGTGTGTCTTCAGCCAACTCGACAGCGATGTTGTACTTGCCCGGGCCGAGAATCTTTTCCACGGCTTCCGGCGACTCGTTCTGCACGAGGCGCACAAAGGCGTTCTTGTCGGTCTTCCACAGCTTCAGGGCTTCACCGGTCAACTGCTTCTCGGCAATCTTCTGCATTCCCTTGGCATGAGTTGTCAGGTAGTCGCGCCAGCCTGTACCACCGGCTGATTCGATGGCATCGTCGATCATGGGCTTGATTCGACTGAGCACACCGGCAGCGGCGTTGCGCTGACTGGTAGCGTCCATACCCGGGCGCAGTTTGGCAATCGCGGCATTGACCGAGTTCTTGCGAATGGCTTCGAGGGCGTTTGCATCAATCACGCCACCATTGCCGGTCCACTTGGCGATGTCGTCGGCAATCTGCCTGACAGACCCCTCGATCAGATCGCTGCCAGCAAACTGCGGGCTTTGCGCAACACCCGCGATTCGCTGGGCCAGCGGCGCACCTTCGAGGGGTTTGACGCCGACAGAGCGTAGTGCTTTTTCGGCACCGGTTGCCTGCGCTGCAAAGCGGGCAGGATCGAGTTGCCCACCGGAGCCGACCATTGTTGCCAGATCGTTGGCTTCTCGCAGGGCTGCTTCATCGGCAACAAATTTGCCAAGGTTTGCGCGGGCCAGCGAACTTTCACGCATGGGTCCGGTGATGGTGTTGAGGTTCTTTTTCGCCATCTCCGTGGTGCCACGGGCTTCGGCCGCAGTGGCACCACCGGCCAAGCGCGACAGGGCGTTGAGGGACACGTCACCTTGGGACTTTTCCAACGCCGACAGGAAGCGCGGATCGCGGGCCGTGGCGCGGTCGATCAAAGCCTGCCATGTCGGGCTGTTGATGTCGGCGGTAGCCTGCGCGGCGCTCATACCCTGACCCTGTGATGCCTTGAGCGCGTTGAGCACTTCGGGCAGGTCCGGGCCGAGTGCGTTGCGGGCGATGTCCGCAGCCTTGTTCTTGGGAATCTGGCGCAGATCGGCCAGTTTGCCGACACCCTTTTGGATCAGGGGGCCAGCGACTCGACCACCGGCTTCAAAGGTCGCACCTTCAAGGATGTTGCGCACCGGCTCGACGACCTGTGCAGCACCTTGGCGCGGCGCTTTGCCGCCGAGGTACACGTCAGCCAGTTCGAGGGCTTCCTTGGCAATCCCGTATCCCAGACCAGCGCCGCCAACCATACCTGCCGGACCCAAGGGTGTGCCCAGCAAAGCACCACCGCCAGCACCCAGCGCCTCGACTGTCGGAGCGACAAACGGGCGCACCCTTGAGTACAGGCTGGACTCTTGCCGAGCACCGGGAATACCCTCGGGTGCGGCGGTGCGTGGGCGCAGCGACTCAGGTAGTTGCGGCGCAGCAGGTTGACTGAGCGCGGGTAACTGGGCTTGGATCAGCGACTGCGCCTGCTCGGGCGTGGTGCCCTCGGGCACCTCAAACCGGCCGATGCGACCATCGGGTAGCTGGACTCGGGCGATAGGCATTATTCAAACCCCAAGAACTTGACACCACCGGCTGCGGGTGCAGCAGGAGCCAGGCGAGTGCTGGCCCGGGCGGCTTTTGCCTGAGCACGCTCAACACCTTTTGCAACAATATCTCGATACTCCAAAGCCGCTCGAATGAATTCGTCTTCGCTTTGCGCCAACGACATGCGGTTACGAGCAGCCGTTGCCTTTGTACCTTCTTTTTCCGTGATTGCGCCACCACCTTTAAGTGTTTCAAACGCTTCGGAGAAAGCAGCACCCATGACTTGATCGTAGAGAGTCTTGAAGTTGGAAGCGTCCGTGCCCGGGGTTATTTGTGCAAGACCGGGGATGCCGAGAGTGCCAAGACCACCCATGCCCACGGCAGGCGCAAAGCCCGGATGGGGCTTGTTGTTTTTGAGCGGTTCACCGGTCACCGGGTCTTTGGTCAACAGCTTGCCGGTTTTGGAGTCACGCTTGCCAACCATTTGGTCAAGAAGTCCGACAGCCAATTCAGCGTCACCGATGACTTTAGGCAGTGCCTGCATTGCAGCCACATCACCTTTTGCCATGGCTTCACCAACTGCTTTTGCACCAGCCATGCGCTGCTGGAACGCAGGATCGGCTTCCCGACGTGCATTTTCCTCCAGCACCGCAACACGGCGACCTTCGAGGCCGATGCGCAGACCCTCGTTGCGGATGCGCTCGGCTTCGCCTGGAGCCATTGTTTTGGTCTGAGTTCCGATGGTCTTGAGTTCGCCGGTAAGCGGCTGGAATGTGCGCGACACGACCTGACCGCCCACGTCGGTGGTGGACAGTTGCGGCTTGTTCAGTTCGGCAAATTTTTCCGCACCCAATTGAGCACGTTGAACAAACTCAGCAAATGTTTGCGGATTTTGCGCAGCTTGTAGAATTTGTTGACGACCCATTGGTTCAGTAACACCCAACGCTGTCAGACGCTTGTTGATCAACGGATCGCGATGTGTAGCCTCGTGGACAGCCAACGCTTCTTCGGGAGTACGAACACGACCCCACATGTCGCGAATTTGTTTCATTGACGTGTCAAACAAATCAAGTTCCGACTTTTGTGTTTCACGACGGGTTTTGATGAACTCGGAATATCCTTTGAGATCGCCTGATTTCAAAAGAGCGTTTGCAATGGACGTATCGTCGCTCCCAGCTTGCGCCAGAGCATTGGTGCGGGCGATGTCTTTCGCCTCAGCGCGTTGGGCTGCACCCAGTTGATACTGAGCCAGCGCATTTTGGTTTTGCGCCTGCTGAATTGCGGCGATCTTGCCGTACATCGCCATAGGATCGGCGATCTCGACACCTCTTGCTGCAAGGGCAATGTTTGGATTGACTGCCATGCTGACTCCTTACAACCTGCCACCCAACGAATAGTTGGGTGAAAACGAATAATCGGTTGTCGGAACATACCCGACAGTTGTCCCACCGCCAGCAGGCATCAGTCGATTGAGCATCTGACCTTGCATGTAAGCATTGGCAGCACCACCCAATGCGCCGGTAAGCGCATTGGCTTGACCCACATATCCAGATGCTCGGGCAGCGGCACCGCTGGTCAATGTTTCACCAATATTCTGTGCAGTTTGCATACCAGCTTGACCAAGCTGCTGCGCAGTCGTTTGACCAACCCCTGCGAGGGACTGCAACGGCTGGAGTCGTGCGGCACGTTCGGTTTGATAGCGATTGAAAGCATTCATGTACTCCTGAGAGCCAAGGTCTTGACCGTACCGCTGAATACCTTTGAGCGTGGCACCAGACAACAATCCACCACGGGCCGCAGCCGACCGCTCCAGTGCCTTCATGCCTTCAGACATGCGGAACCCGTAGCCGGGGTCGGCCTGGAACTGGCTCATTCCAAAAGTCTGATAGTCGGTCAACGGGATCAGCTTATTGAGCGCCTGCTCACCGGCTTTGCGCCAAGGCTCGGACAGTTCGACCTGTCGCTCAAACATGCGCTCTTGCCCTGCGGCGGCGCGATCAGCCGCAGCGGCTTGTGTGCCTGCGGCACTTCTTGCTGCGCTACCGGAAATTAAACCGCCGACGACTGCGCCACCGGCTCCAATAAGTGCTGCGGTTACGAAACTCATGGTTTCACCTCGATTTCAGGATTTTTCACCTTGTTGCCAATGGTGAACATGGAGTTCGGGTCGTCTTCCACTAGTTCAGATTCTACTTCCTCAACCGTGTTTGACTCAACCCTGTGGATTGTCATGCAGAGGGCGTCTGTTTCGGCAAAGACTGCCCGTTTGGTGCCCGGTTTGCTACACAGCAGAAACGGACCCGTGATTGTTTGAACGCCGTCGTCCGTGGTGATTTTCACCGTGCCGGACACGACCATGTAAAAATGCTCTTGCTTGTGGACTTTGCCAACAATCAGGCATCCTGCCGGACGCCATACCTGACGGCAGTACATGCCGCCGTGGAAAATGTGTTCCGTGGGCGGTTCGTACTGAGGGTATTTAGAGATTTCCGACTGAAGTGCCTCGACGCGCTCTTGCAGCGTCTGCCGAGGGGCGGGCGGCTCAAACCCTTGACCGTAGGTTATTCTCACTGAGTCACCTCACGACCACTGACGCGCATGTTGATGGCACTGGCGGTTCCGGCCAGAGTGGAGATGAAGTCGCCGGGGTTGAGCACTTGACCCACCAGTTCCGGGAACGTGTAGACCTCGGACGGCTGGAGCGTCTTGGTCTTGGTGATCAGGTTGGCGTTGCCAGCGGAGCCAGCAGTCGTGACCAAGTTCACCGAGATCGTCGCAGCCAAGGCGCTGTAATTGGTCGCCGTGAACTTGTCGATGATCGTCGTCACGTTGGTGGCGGTGTATTGGGTCGTCTGGGTATTCTCGACAGTCTTGCCGGGAACCAGAACTTTGACGGTAACGGCCATGAGGGTTTCTCCTTATTCCAGTTGCAGCGCGTTGTTCGAGTCGTACTGCGTCATTATCCAATTTGTGCCGTCAGAAACCAAGGTGGCGTTCGCCCCGGCGACGGCTTCCAAAATGGCAGTGCCCGCAGACCCTCCAGCCAGCGGCACAACATTACTCGAAGCTGACACGAGGGTCTGAGCCTGGTAGTTCTGGAAGTGCAACTCCCGACCCGTGTTGGCGCTGGCGCTGGGCAGCGTCACGGTGCAAGACGACCCCGACTTGTTGTTGATCAGCCATTTCTCGCCAGCGGCCACCGTGAAGTTGGCAGTCTTGGTGGCGGGCGCTGTGGCCGTCCCGGCGATGACAGATGCCGGGGTGACGTTTGTCCAGTAGGTGCCGTTGTACTGGATCAGGTCATTGGTCGCCAAAGTGCCGAACTGCACGTTCGAGTCGGTGCCGCCCAACACAGAGCCTGTCGAAACCCGGACAAACACATCGCCGGAGCCTGCGGGGGCGGCGTTGACCACGACAGCAATCGTTGCCTTGACGTTGGGGGCTACGGGCTGCGTTTTGGTCAGCCCTCCGGGCACTGACGGGTTGTAGTACAAAATGTCGCCGTCAACCCAAGTTTCGCCGACCGGCGCACCTGTGGTATCCCAGCCTCGGACGTGGCCAAATGAGGTGATCAACCCAAACCCGTTGGTTGGGATGCCTTCGGCAGCAACACCTATGATGTACTGCCCATCGGTCAGTCCGGTGGCTGGTGCACCTCGCACCACGCCGCTGGCCCCCACAGCGCCAGTGAACATGACCAACTGGCCTTTGGTGATTGTGCTGTCGGCCTTGATGTAAAAATACTGTGCTTCGCCCACCGGCTGAAGCACGTTGGCCGTCATCTGGATGCCTAGCGTCGTGCCGCCATCCCATGCCACGGTGCCAATACTGGTCGGTACACTTTGCGCTGTTGTGTCAAACGTGACCCACGGCAGGTTGTTCTGCTGGAGCGCGGCCATCGTGCCCAACTCGGGTCGGGGAAGCAGTTGCAACTCTTGGCGCACGGTGTCCAGCGCCGCCTGCAACTCAGACGTGCCCGAGGGTGGTGCGAGTTTGCCTTCTTCGCAACACTTGTTAGCTTGCAGGTCATCAATCGTGACCGGAGGCGGTCCCTTTTGCACGTCGTCCAGCGATACGCTGCTGCCACCCGTCAGGGTGAACAGCGACAAGAAAAACATGTACCATTCACGCGACACGTTGCCCGTGCGCGGGTCGATGAACGCGACCCGTGGCGGCGTGATTGGGACGTTCAACGGATTAGGCATTCGTGCCGCTCACGATCAATTCTGCACCCACGATGGCGATCTTCACGGGGTCGGTGCCGCTCAGTTCGTACACCCGGTCGCGCAGCTTCATGGTCATACCCAAACGACGCCAGAAAGCCCGTTTGCCGTACTCGCCGATCTTGCCGATGGGCGTCCAATGTTCGCTGGACCATGTGTGACCGCCATCATCGCTCCAGCGCAGCATGACCTGCGGGTCGCTGCCTTGACCAAGGTTCAGACCCACACCAGTCTCGCAGTCAAGTTGTAAGCTATGCTGAGCAGTTCGCTTGAGGTTATTTTGGCCGGTAGGCAGCGCCCGCCACGACCGCAGCCACTTCTGGATGCTGCCGTTGTCCGAGTAGTCCTCAAGGTCGAACG